ACATCGCAATTACATTCACGTTCAAAGGCTCAATAGGTGGGTTTGACACATCCCCACTCCCTGCCTTTGCTTCATACTAATACAAAGCGATAAACAAGCCAAAAAGCCCGGCCCTACCATTCGGGCTCGGGCTTTTTTGATATATGCAGCAAGCCACCATCAATGCACGGTTAATTCAGGTTGCAGCCGGAAAGCGGACGCATACCCACTACACGCGTACTGTGGAGCTTGCACGTATGTACAGCGCACTAAGTACGGGTGAAGGGATAGAGGAGTACATGAAGCTATACGCCCGCCGGGAAGACAAAGCCCTATTTAAGCAGCGTGTTGAAATTACCGAGCAAATAACCCCCTCCATCATTGCCAATCTTTCGGCAATACTGGAAAAGGCATACCGTTCGCACTATCGCCGGGAATTAACATACGGCGCAGGTGAACAGGCAGACGCACGGGCTGCGGAACTTGAAACCATGCTTGCAATGTACGCGGGCAAAATGGGGGCTGATAGGTTTTGCCAGGAGCGGCTAATTGAACTGAATTGCACCGACCCAAATACCTGGATTATCCAGGAATGGAAAGACTTTGACAACTTACGCGACTATGCAAGCCCGTACCCTTTCGAGGTTAAATCTGACATGGCGCTGGATTTCGCCTACGAGCGCGGGGAGCTTCAATATCTGACGGCGTTAACCTACGCGGCAAACCCGAAAGACGAACGCACACCACTAAAGGTTTTAACCTGCTATCAAAAAGACTTTGCCTCAGTCCTTCGCCAAACGCCAAACACGACAGCAAGGAAGGATGCCAGCGAGCTAATACCGGGCGAAGAAATAGCCATTGACGGGCATTTGTGGACTTATACGGAATACCGGCACAACCTTGGGTTTGTTCCGGCACACAGGGCTGGATACAAGCGCGACAAACGCACGAACGGAGAAAGCTATGTTTGGCCATTTGAAGCGGCCGACCCATACCTTAAGAAAACCCTAAAAACCGTTTCTGAGCTTGACTTGACGGCCGCAAACGTGGCCATGCCGCTAACGATCCGTTATGGTGACATTTGCCAGGCTCCAGGGTGTAACGATGGATACACAGACGGCGGCGGCACCTGCAAAAGTTGCCACGGTACAGGGCGCAAATCTTCGCCTACCTCTGTTATGGAGGAAATAGTAGTAACCCCGATGCCAGACAGCCCTGATAGGATGCTGGATTTATCCAGGCTTTACACCCACGTACACCCGGATGTATCAATCCTGGACTGGCAAAAGGCATATGTGCAAGACCTGGAAAAGAAGTGTAAAAGCGCGGTACTAAATAGTGAGTTATTTAGCAAGGACGAAGTGGCACAGACGGCAACGGGAAAAAGCATCGATCAGCAAAACGCAAACGACTTTGTTTATAAGTACTTCAGGTTTTACGCGGAGTTTTGGCGGTTTACGGTTGAAACGTTCGCAGAGATTACAGGCAAGCGAAACGGCCTAACAGCTCAAATATTTGTCAGCCGTGACCTTAAGCTGAAGACGGTTGGCGAATTGATGGAAGATTTGAAGTCTGCCAACGATAGCGGATCAGGCCCGGCAACCAGGCAGAACATTGAATGGGATATAAACCGGGCGATGATGGTGGATAGCCCTGAAGAGTTCAAGCAGTGGGAGATCCGGGAGCGCTTCAATCCTTTTTCTGGATACACTGAAGAACAAAAGATGGCATGGGCGCAAAGCGACCTAATACCACGGGCACAACGTGTTTTGTATGCAAACCTGGGCTACATATTCGACAGTCTGGAATTTGAAAACCAGGGCTTTTACCGTCTTCCATACGAACAACAAAGGCAGTTAGTAGCGGCGAAGGTTGCGGAAATAATGGAACAAACCGGCCCGGCGGCTCCGGCCTTAGCTCTGTAAGATGGAAGAGCTACTGAAAAGCATACGTGACTGGATAGAAGGGTTTGACAGGGATTTTGAGAGCCTGAAAATCAAACTTGAAAAGGATTTACGGAAAGTGGAGGCAAGCTTTTTGAGACGGATTATAGCGGACATTTTGCCGCTTTTGAAAGTAGAAGAGGGCGTTATTAAAAACACGGTTTCAAACATGGCAAAGGCCAACGTAATTGATCGGGTTTTTCTTGAAATACAGACAGACGAACTAAAGCCCATCATTCAGGCATTTTCAGAGGCTCTACTATCAATAAGCGGGCGAAATGCTGAATACTACCTGATGACTGGATTTGACACGGCAAAGGTGAACGCTATTGCAAAGGACACGGCACTACTTAGAAGCGTAGTTGGATTGGATGAAAAAGGGGAACTGATAAAAGGTGGCTACCTGGATAGCCTGTTTAAGAGTGAAGCGGCAAAGCAGGAAGTGAAACAATACCTGTTGACCGGGATAGCCACAAAGCAGGGGGTTAACCAGTTCCAAAGAGGGTTAAAGAACCTGATTGAAGGCACAAAGGAAGTAGAGGGGGCAATGGTTGGCTATTGGCGGCGGTATGCCTTCGATCAATATGCACAGGTGAGGGAGGTTAATAACCTGCATTTTGCACAGGAGTTAAACCTCAAATATTTTGTGTATCAGGGTGGAATTATCCCAACAAGCCGGGATTTCTGCAAAAAGAAAAACGGACGGGTGTTTTCGGATCAGGAAGCCTTAAAAGATTGGCCTAAAGACCCGGATTTGATAGATAAAAAAACGGCCGCATCGTATAGGCCACTATTGGAAAGAGGCCGGTACAACTGTCGACACTTTTTGATGTGGATCTCTGAAGATCGGGCAATGGAACTTAAACAACGGGAAAATGGCGAATAGCAATTTGATAACTATTGGCGAAACTGCACACCGTCTTGACATTGCGCAAGATGTGGCGGGGGATTTCCGGTGGGCCATAGAGTTCCTGCAGGAAGGCACAGACACGCCTTTGGATGTGTCAGACGACGACTTTTTAATGGAGGTGTACGATACGGACGGCACCACGGTAATAATGACGGGAACGCAGTCTTTTCTTTCAGATAGCATAGTTCAGTTTGAGATACTAACGGGTGATTACGACGGCTCCACAGGATGCCGTTATGATTACAAGGTTTTGCAGACCACAGCAAGCGGATTTAAAAAGGTATTGTTCAGAGGTAAATTCACGCTAACGAAATGAACACGACAGTCCGCATAGTAAGCAATAAGACCACCCTACGTTTCCCGGCTTCATTGCCAGGCGAAAAGGGGGAGGCGGCAAACCGTAGCGGCTGCGTAATGGTCAGCCCGTCAACGTCCGGATCTTCAGCCCTGACCACAGGAACGAGCAAGGCGGTTGTCCGTATCCCGTCCGAATTGGGCGGTATGGTGCTAACAGACGCGGGCGCCGGGCTTTCATCCCCATCAACTTCGGGCCCTGTTACCGTTCAAATGCGGCGCGTTCGGGCGGGCGCTTCAGTCAATATGTTGACCACCGAAATAGCAATAGACCAAAATGAGTATGATAGCGTAACAGGCACGGCGGGAATTATTAACCAGTCAAATAGGGCAGTACAAGCGGGCGACCACATTCATTTTGATGTAACCAGCGCGGGCAATTCTGCTTTAGGGCTTGTTATTTCATTCACATTCCAACCAGTTTAAAACATAAAAACAAACACACATGGCTACGTTTAACAAATTCAATGCTTTTGTGGAGCATGTAGCGGAGGGAGTACACAACCTTGGGTCAAATCAGTTAGTAGTGGCGCTGACCAATAGCGCCCCGACTTCATCAAACTCTGTACTTGCTGATGTTACCCAAATCAGCTACACAAACCTATCAACCCGGAATATAACCACATCAACAAGTTCCCAAACTTCGGGGCTTTATAAGTTGGTGTTAAATGACTTGACCCTGACGGCTTCCGGCGGCTCAGTTGGGCCTTTTCAGTACATCGTTATTTATAACGATACGCCAACATCTCCAGCCGATCCCCTTATAGGGTATTACAACTATGGCTCTGCTTTGACCCTTGCAAGCGGTGAAAGCCTTACCATTGATTTCGATGCTGCAAACGGCCTTTTAACCTTGCAATAATTCATTGAAATGGCGGTTTCATTCCTAAACAATAAAATAACATGGCGGATAATGTAGGATATACACCCGGCTCTGGTGAAACAATCGCTACTGACGAAATCGGCGGCGTACAATATCAACGAGTCAAGCCCGTATGGGGTGTTGACGGTGTTGCAAATGATGTAAATGCCACAACACCGTTGCCAGTCGAAGTCATTGGAGAATTAACCCAGGCCATTGAGGCTATGCGAATGGCTATAATTTCGCTTACCAAATCGGTCGGCCTTGCACAGGTTAACCCCTTGACGGGCCGTCTATTAGTTGATCAATCTGCATTGACCCAGCAGGTAAGCGGTGCGGTAAGTGCAAACCAGAACGGCACCTGGAACATAACAAACCTAACACAAGTCGGAAGCGCAAACGCGGCCATTGTGCCGCTTTCATTGGAACGCGGTGCCGCTGATAATTTGCGCCGAAACATAAACGTAACCTAACAATGGCCACTACAAACGGAAATAGAAAAATATTAGACCTGAAGCGATGGGAGCAGGTTAGCCCGGCTCCTTCGGCAACTGGTGCCGGGGCTTTTATAGCCTCATCCAGACACTTTAGGCAGCAACAATTGTATATCAACAGTGCCACAACTGCTTGGTTATACAACCCGAGTGAAGATGGCTGGGTTGCATTGCCTACTGTTTCGCTTGCGGGAGTATTTCAGGGCGGCGCGGCGGGTGTTGCGGGGTCGTGGTCAACGGGCACAACCGTTGCAGCTTCATCGCTTACTGCTACCGGAGGCACTACGTCAACAATCATCACCAACCAAACCCTGGCCCGATCCTTGGCAGGGTATTCGGTACACATACTTTCAGGCCCAAATGCAGGGGTAACGCTTACAATTGTTTCAAATACAATAGGCGCAAATGCCACAATCACGGTAGCAGCGCAAGCCTCTGCCTTTACTTCATCAACGGTTTACAGACTTTGCACTCCGGTTTGGTATGTAGTTAGCGCAGGTAGCCATGCTTCCGGGTCGTTCAAAAAATACGATTTTGCAACGAACACATGGACGACGTTGGCAATCACTGGACTGCCTGCATCGTTTGGCACAGATGGCAAATTAGTTAACACGCCAAGTTGGTTGAATACCGATTACAAAGCATTTGCCACAGGGACGGCAACAGCGGGGGGAGCATCTACCCTTACCAATACAGCAAAAAACTGGACAACTAATCAGTGGACAAATTCCCAAATCCGCATTGTATCAGGTACGGGCGCGGGTCAGATTCGTACCATTGCGTCTAACACGGGGACGGTAATAACAACAAGTGCCGCATGGACTACACAACCCGACGCTACCTCTGTTTATTCTATTGAAGGGAATGACGATTTTCTGTACTATATGGGCAACAACGCGGTAACAATGTACCGCTACTCAATTTCGGGAAATACTTGGAGTACCCTGTCTCCAACTGCAGCAAGGAGTGCAGCTCCAGGCTTGGGCATGTCCGCACATTGGATTCACAGTGTAACCGATACTAGATGGACAAATGAAAATTCCATCATTAATGGGCAGCGCATTTATTCATTCAGGGGTAATACCACGACACACCTTGATTACTATGATATTGCCGCTAATACGTGGGTGTCTATAGTGCCTTATGCACCTGCGCAGGAAACATTTGCAACCGGGACAAAGTACACCTATTTGATTGATAAAATCTACATTCAAAAGGAAGCGACAAACAGGTGGTTTGAGTTTGACATTGCGCAGCAAAACATGACGGGATGGACTACAATGGCACTAACGCAAGGTGCCGCACTTGCAGGCGATACGGCGTTCGACGTGACGTATTATGACGGAGCAACCGAGATTCATTATGTCTATATGTTGATGAACACCTCTACACTCACGTACCGACAAATGGTAATTTAATGGAATCACAAAATATTGAAATCACAGCGCCCGAAGGCTTTGACAATTCTGAATTGCTGGACTTATACCGCACTCGAATAAAATTCCTTGAGGGTATAATCGCAGCGGCGACAAGCCGGGGCGATGTTGACGAAATCGTAAGGATTCAGGCTGAAATTCAGACGGTAACAGATGCTATTAACGCTCTTACGTAACCAAGCAAGCGGCGGCGCTTATGTACTCAGTGCCGCCGCTGCAATATTCACGCTGACGGGGCAGGATGCCGGATTAAATAGAGGTGTACGGTTAACAGCCGACCCAGTTACGTTCACGCTAACAGGGCAAGACGCCGGATTAAGCAGAGGCGTAACCATAGCAGCCGACCCAGGAACGTTCACCCTAACAGGCAATGATGCCGGACTAAATAGAGGTGTACGGTTAACAGCCGAGCCAGGGACGTTCACGCTAACAGGGCAGGATGCCGGATTAAATAGAGGGGTACGATTAGCGGCAGACTCAGGGACGTTCACATTATCCGGGCAAGACGCTGGATTAAGCAGAGGCGTAACCATAGCAGCCGACGGTGGTACGTTCACGCTAACAGGGCAAGACGCTGGATTAAACAGAGCCTCTTTATTAACGGCTGATAGTGGATCCTTTACGCTAACAGGCCAGGATGCCCAATTCAGCCAGGCAGGGCAACTAATTGCAAGCGCGGGCGTATTCACGCTGACAGGCCATGATGCAGGGTTAAACAGAGGGTTAACTATTGCCGCTGATACAGGCAGCTTTACGTTAACGGGCCGGGATGCAGGGTTAAACAGAGGGTTAACTATTGCCGCTGATACAGGCAGCTTTACGTTAACGGGCCGGGATGCCGGGTTAATCCGTTCTTTAAGTATATCGGCTGAATCTGGAACGTTTACGCTAACGGGTAGAGATGTCCAGTTTAGCCAAGACGGGCAACTCCTTGCAAACACAGGAACATTTACATTATCCGGTCAAGATGCCGGATTATTCAGGGCGCTAAAGATAGCGGCTGAACCTGGCAGCTTCACGCTAACGGGTCAGGACGCGACAATAAGCCGACTTATAAGCCTAACGGCGGAGGTCGGAACGTTCACCCTAAC